TTTTCTTTATACCTTGGGAGCATCACGGCTTTTGGTATTAGCGCATCGATACACGCGCTGTTGATTGCTGGGGTATTTATAACATTGGGTGTGTTTGAAACAGCCAAGCGCAGGCCGAGCTATTTCGGTGGATTGGGTAGAGGTAACGGAGGTGAGCATGACTAAACTAAAGACTTCGACTGCATACAAGTCAAAGGCGACGAACTACGAAGTAACTATCATTGCAGAATATACACGGGTATTGAACGTGGTTGCTGTCGATGAGGAAGAGGCGAAGGAAATAGCAGAGAACAGGACACGCGTTAAGACTGCTGTCATGACTAGGCTTGGGTATAGTATTGGTGACGTTGAAGCTATCGATGCACAGGAAAAAGAATTTATAGGATTGAATTATGGATACAGAAGCAGAGCGCAAAAGCGAAAAGGCACAAGTCCTGATACAGGAGTTGATGATAGCCTTTGAGAAGATGGAGTTGGACCCTGATTTCGCGGCTTATATACTGGTGTCCGCAGGTTGTGGGCTGGCTGTTTCTGCGAACAGAGACTCTTCGGTTGTTGCTACTCAGTTGATAGCATCAGCCATGATTATGGCTAACAAGCAGGTTCTTATGACTGATGTTGAGGACCCAGAGGAAGAAGAAGAGGAGGACTACAACTATGACTGCAACACGAAACACTGATGTGGGGGACGGGTCTATGCAAAAGCGGTTGGACGCAGGCCGTTGTCCTAGATGTGATTCCGTTCTTAACCTACACATGGCTGATGGCATGGTCAGGTGCGGTATCTGTAAATTACAAATAGTTGACGGTATCTCTCTTGCTGGTACTGTAGAAGATAAGGAGACTGACATGCATGAAACACATTTAATACCTGACGTAAAAGACATCTGCGATTCTGACCAGAAGATGGAGTGGTCCGAGGCTGTTAATATTGTGGAGCAAGTGATAGAACAATGGCTAATGGATCCAGAGCCTGTAGACGAGGCAAAGGAAAATGAAGTGAGGTCAGCATGGCAGAGAATTTTGGCGGGATGAACAGACTGATTAGGGTTCTTGAAGAAGAACATGTAGAGCTAGAGTCAGCAGGTATGTTTGATGAGGCCGACCACCTAATGCAGAGAATTATAACTTATCGTGACATGAGAGCACGGGCACACAAGGTAGCGGCGGATCTAAATAATGACTGATGATAATGTAGTATATCTAAACAACAAACTTAAACTATCCGTGGACCCAGTTCCGGCAGTCTGCGAGGTGGCAGGCAAGATACTGAGTGATGTTGTTATAGTTGGTGAGGCAGAGGATGGGACTATCAAGATGATAACTACCCAGCCTGATGCCGCTGAGATACTATACTATCTGGAGACTGCTAGGTATTCACTAATGTCTGGAGACATGGACGAAGATTAAGATGAGGGGCAAATGTTTAAATACAAGACAAAGCCATACGCGCACCAAGAGGTTGCGTTACAGAAGTCGTATGATAAAAAAAATTACGGCTACTTTATGGAGATGGGGTGTGGAAAATCGAAGGTTCTTATCGATAATATCACTTGGCTCTATGAGAATAAGAAGATTGACACCGCTGTTGTTGTTGCACCCAAAGGTGTGTACCGCAACTGGGAGGTATCAGAAATACCAACTCACCTTCCAGAGGACATTGAACACGAGGTCTATGTTTGGAATCCAAACCCAAAGAAGAATCAGCGGGAGCACTTATCCGCAGGGGTTAGTCAGCGTGACAAGCTCCGCATCTTGCTGGTCAATGTTGAAGGGTTCGCAACAGCCAAGGTTAAGAAATACTTGGATTTATTTACACAAGGTTCGGCTTACCTACTTGCAGTTGATGAGAGCACAACTATTAAAAACCCGAAGGCCAAGCGGACTAAGGCTCTGGTTGGACTTGGTCAAACAGCCGCGTACAAGCGTATCCTTACCGGATCGCCCGTTACTAAATCGCCTATGGATCTCTACGCGCAATGCGGATTCATGGACAAGGAGTTGCTTGGCTTCGACAGCTACTACTCCTTCCAGGGGAGGTACGCTATCACACGCACTCAGCGCATGGGTTCGCACAGCTTTCAGCAGATTGTGGGGTACAGAAACCTCGACGAACTATCAACAAGGCTAAACTACTTTTCATATCGAGTGACAAAAGAAGATGCATTAGACCTACCTGATAAGGTCTACACTATTAGAGAAGTAGGAGTTACTGATGAGCAGTACAAATACTATCAGTCATTGAAGAGTGCTGCGATTGCTTTGCTTGATGAAGGCCAGCTAGTGTCTGCCCCTGCCGTGATGACACAACTACTTCGACTGCAACAGGTACTATGTGGTCACATCATGACAGATGATGGTGAGCTAGTAGAGTTTCCGACTCGGCGTATCGATGCCCTTCTGGACACAGTGCAGGAGATGTCCGGCAAAGTAATCATCTGGTCACGGTTCCGCTATGACATCAAGAAGATTGAGGCTGAGTTAGCCAAGGTTCATGGTCCGAGTTCCGTGGTCACATATTATGGGGACACCAGTGATGATGACAGGCAGACAGCGGTCAGAAGATTTCAGTTCGAGGATGCTAGGTTTTTTGTAGCTAACCCACAGACAGCAGGCTATGGCCTAACACTAACGGCGGCGACCAATGTAATCTACTATGCCAATGACTTTAATCTTGAGACGAGGGTTCAGTCTGAGGATCGGGCGCATCGAATAGGCCAGAAGCATTCGGTGACCTATGTGGATTTGGTATCGAAGGGGACAGTTGATGTTCATATAGTGAAGTCTCTTCGGGATAAGATCGACTTGTCCGCGAAGACCCTTGGAGAAGAAGCTCGTCAATGGTTGGAACTGGACCCCCGGAAAAGTGACGATTAGATGTCTGTTGTTCTGCATACTTGGCGGCATTATTATTTGGATTACGGGATAGCTGGTGTGGATACAAAGCACAGATGTTTTCTTCGAGGTCTACATATAACAGGCGAACGCCCAGCTTTAGCTGGTTGGGCTTTAACATTCGAGAGATTATAGACCCATTCTTTCTGCGGCCTACAGTCTTTACGTCAAACAAAAAAAGCTCCCCATTGGGAGCTAGTGCAATCAAATCTATCGGGCCTTGCTCGATGAAAGGAGAGTAGACATAGCAGTCTTGGGACACCAACCAAGCGGCGGCTATAAGTTCAGATCTTTTTCCGTCACGAATCTGATGAGCAGGTCTCATACTTAAAAGCCTTTCAGATAAAAAAGTTTATTCACCTATATATTACTTGACTATCAAATAATATATAGGCTATTTTAAAAACCGTAACACATTAGTAATAAGGGAACAACTGATGGACATGAAGAAATGGAAATCCATAGCTATCACTGTTGATGTGTATGAAATTATACGCCAGCAGGCTGAGAAGAATGACAGAAGTGTTAGTAAGCAGTTGGCGCACATAGTAAAACAAAGCGCTAAAGAAAAAGCTGCTTGACATACCTCTGGGGAGTGGGTCTATACTCTCCACCTGACCCGAAGGGGTTAAACTTTAACGTAACAGGAGTGTACGATGAGCGATGTGTTTTCGCTATTTGATGAGGAAGTCGATGCCGATAAGTTCGACAAAGTAACTACTGATACAGGCTCCCGCCTGTCTCATTTGATCCGTGAGTCAAAGAAGATTGACGATGAGATTGCTCAAGCCGAGCAGTATCTCAAGGACTTAAAGTTTAAGAAAAGAAAAGTGAACGAGGATGACATCCCTAACCTGATGCAGGAAATGGGTATGGATTCTGTGACTGTCGATGGCAACAAGGTTGCTCTTCGCCAGTTCGTTCATGCGCGTATCCCAGATGAGAAGAGAGACGAGGCATACACATGGCTACGTTCTATCGGTGAGGGGGATATCATTAAGAACGATGTAACCATCTCATTCAAGTCTGGAGAAGACAACATGGCAACTGCCGTGGTTGAGGATCTGCGTGGTCAGTATGGGCTGGAGCCAGCGCAGAAGACACACATCCATGCACAGACTTTGAAGGCATGGGCCAAGGGCCGTATTGAAAGCGGCAAGGAAATTGACTTTGACACATTCGGTATCTTTGTGGGGACCGAAGCTAAAATTACAAGGAGCTAAAGACTATGGCTGAAACAGCAGTAGCAGAAAAGAATACAACAGCAATCGCAAACATCATGGATGATTTGTATGAATCAGCAGGCCAAGGTCGTGAGGCTATCGGTGCAGAGGATATGCAGATACCATTCTTGCGCATCCTTCAACCGCTATCACCACAGCTTTTGAAGACGGACCCTAAGTTTATTAAGGGTGCGTCAGCAGGTGACCTGTTTAACACAGTGACAGGTGATTACTGGGAAGCAGACTCCGGCGTTAAAGTTTTAGTTTGCGCGTTCCAGACTAAGTTCCTTGAGTTCGGTCTCCGTGAAAGCGGTGGTGGGTTCATGGGTGAACTGGATCCAAACAGCCCAGACATTCGTCAGACCACACGCAATGGTGCTAATGAAATGCTACCTAGTGGCAACGAGTTAGTACGCTCCGCTCAATATCTAGTGCTTGCATATGACGCTGATGGTATGACCAGCCAGCTAGTGTGCGACATGAAGAAGACACAGATGAAAGTGTCTAAGCAGTGGAACACCAGACGCAATGGCCTGAAGGTCATGCACCCAACCAAGGGGTTGTTCAATCCTCCAACATGGGCAACCCCCTGGACTCTTACTACTGTGCAGGAGTCTAACGACAAAGGTTCGTGGTTCAACTTCGCAGTCACCCAAGGTGAGATGACTGATGTACCAATGGATGTGCTTCAAGAAGCGAAGCAGATGTACCAAGACTTCAAGGCGGGTGACATTAAAACGAGTGCCGCTACTTCAGATGAGATGCGTTCAGCCAATCCATCTGACGGGGACGACGTACCGTTTTAAAAAAGTTGGAGCAGGGTCTAGGTATAAACTAACCCTGCTCCTCCCTTACCTGTTGGAGTAATAGTAGATGAACCAAGCTACACGGTTCATGGCTGCATTTGAGGGGTTCAGTGCGGCACATGGACAGACACAAATATCAGAAGAGAGACGGGCCGGTAAGCAAAAGGCTAAGTCTTTTATCGTTCGTAAACCTCTCACTATAGAATTAATTGTATCTCACCTCGAAGGTAAAAGCGGGGTGGGTTCTATCCCAATTAACGAAGAGAATAAGTGTAGGTTCGGGGCACTGGACATAGACCAGTATCCGTTAGACCTTGTTGCTCTGGATAAGAAGCTACAAGACCTTGAGATACCTTGTGTGACCTGCCGCTCTAAGTCTGGTGGCGCGCACATATTCTTTTTCTTTACAGAGTATATGAGTGCAGGAGTCTTCCGTGACAAAGCATCTGAGGTTGCATCGTATCTGGGGTACGGTGGCTGTGAGATATTCCCAAAGCAAGAAGAGATTCTTGTCGAGCGTGGTGATGTTGGCAACTTTATTAACCTTCCGTACTTTGATTCGGAACAGACGATGCGCTATGCACTTCTTGCTAACGGCGAAGAAGCAGACTTAACAGAGTTTCTAGATCTAGTCGAAGAACGTAGGATAACTCCCAAAGCTTTTACAGACCTAACATTCGGTGAGCCTGTCGATGAGTTTGCAGACTGGTCACCATGCCTGTCATGCATGTTCGCACAAGGTATACCCGAAGGCACCCGCAACACTGTAATGTTTGCGGCGGCGGTAGGCTGTAAGAAAGAACAACCAGAGAAGTGGAAAGAACGCCTTGAAGAAATCAACAACAAGTATGCTTCACCACCTTTGCCAGCTTCTGAGATCGTTGTCATACAGTCTCAGCACGAGAAGAAAGAGTATGGATTTCCGTGTGATCAGGAACCGCTAAAGTCTTTCTGCAACAAGAGCCTGTGTAAGACAAAGAAGTTTGGTATTGGTAGCCACGTTGCTCATGTAGACATAACGGGTTTGTGTGTTGTCAAGTCAGAGCCTCCCGTTTGGTTCTGTGATGTGGCTGGTCAACGGGTTGAACTTACAACTGATGACTTGCAAACACCGCAGAAGTTTCAAAAGGCTTGCATGGAACAGATACATGTGATGCCGCCACTGCAGAAGGTAGGCGACTGGCAAGAGCTTGTTGGCGTAATGATGCAGGACATGAGTGAGATAGAGGTGCCAGAAGAACTAACATACAAGGGTCAGTTCATGGACCTTCTTGAGTCTTACTGTGATGGCAGGGTGCAGGCTCAGTCAGCCGAAGAGATATCTATTGGCAAGCCGTTTACTGACGAAGAAGAGGGTCTTACATACTTTAAGCTTGAGTCTTTGATTAAGTTCCTGCGAGGTCATAAGTTTGACAGCTATAGCCGAGGTCAGATACAGGAGCGGTTGAAAGAACTTAATGGCAGTAATGTAGCTAACGGTCAAAAGAGATTTGATACAACAGCAGGGGGCACCAAACCTTTACGAGTTTGGTGGGTGCCTTCCTTCAGTTCCGAGGTCCAAGTTCCGGGGATCGAGATTGAAAGTGAGGTGCCCTTCTAATGCAGACAACTATCTTTGGTCCCCCAGGAACGGGCAAAACAACAACGCTTATTAATATTGTTAAGCAGGAGCTTGATAATGGGACTAAGCCTGAGAACATTGCGTTCGTATCCTTCAGCCGTAAGGCGGCGGAGGAAGCGCGTGATCGTTCAGCGGCGGCTCTAAACATGGGCTCGGACCAGATGGTGTGGTTCCGCACTTTACATAGCTTCGCGTTTCAGAACATAGGTATTGGAAACAGGCAGGTTTTGAAGGGCTCTGACTATAACCAACTGGGTCGGCTGTTAGGCTTAGAGTTTGCTTCTAACTCTTCTCTCACTATGGCTGATGGTAATCTATTCAGCAGTGGTAAGGGAGGAGATGCTTACCTATCCTTGATACAGTTAGCACGGGTTCGAGGAGTCAGTCTTGAGCAGCAGTTTAATGATGCCAATGACAGAAGACTTTACTTTCAGCAGTTGAAGGTTGTTAATCAGGTGTTGCAAGATTACAAGCGCGACACAGGCAAGATAGATTTTGTAGATATGATTGAGAGGTTCATAGACGAGGGGGATTCTCCCCTGCTTGATGTGCTTATTGTTGATGAGGCACAGGACCTAGCACCTATGCAGTGGAAGATGATACACGATGTGATGAAGCCACGGGCCAAGCGGGTTTACTTTGCTGGTGATGATGACCAGTGTATCTATTCTTGGATGGGCGTAAACGTAAAAGACTTTCTTAACGCTTCAGATAATAAAACAATTCTCCATAAATCATATCGGCTTCCTGAAACTATCCACGCTCTTGCAGAAGGTTTGGTAAGTCAACTAGGTACACGGCAGGAAAAGATATGGATGCCGAAAGAGGAGTCTGGAGTTGTAGTTTGGCACCATGATATGCTTGGGTTAGACCTAACCAATGGCGAGTGGCTAATCCTTGCACGAACGAACTACATCGCAAACAAGATTGCAACAGATCTCAAAGAGCAGGGGTACTTGTTCTGGCGTGAAGGTTCCGGTTGGTCTATCTCACCAAATGTATTAACTGGAATCGAGGTTTGGCTAAAGCTATGCAAAGGAACACATCTTTCTGCGACGGAACTGAAGACGTTATCTACATTATTAAAATCGGATATCGTGACCAAAACTGGAAGACGGAAGCTTGCCACGCTCGACAGCGAACTAACTTACAATCTCGAAAGCATAAGAGAGAACTTTACTACGAACGTCTCCGTCGAGATGCCGTGGTACGATGTGCTGAAAGTTTCAGAGAGGGAGAGAATATATATTTCCTCAGTGAGACGGATGGGCGAGAAGATCCTAACGAACAAGCCGAGGATCAAGATATCGACGATCCACAAAGCAAAGGGTGGCGAAGCGGATAACGTCGCCCTACTGCTAGACTCCTCCAAGCCATGTGCTGAAAGCCCTGATCAGGACTCCGAGATACGGACGTTCTACGTTGGGGCTACTCGTGCCAAGAAAGCACTGCACATTATCGAATCACAATCAATGTATGGATTTAAACTATGAAAGACCGACAGCACTTTATCGACACCGCCGCAGAGTTAATCAATGGGCCGAGGGCCAAGGATTACGGGCCGGCTAAGTTTAACCATGAGCGTATCGCTACTATATGGAGCGTCATACTTAACAGAGCGGTGACTGCAGAACAGGTAGCGGCTTGCATGATTGGTGTTAAGCTGGCTCGTCTGGCAGAGGATATTACCAAAGATGATTCATGGGTAGACATCATTGGATACGCGGCCTTGGGCGGTGAGATTGTAAACGACGATGAGTGAGGGTTATCAAATGGACATCCTAGACTTAGACATGCAAGATGCTGCTATCCAAGGAACGGAAAAGCAATGGGTTCCGCCGTCTTCTTTCCCAGACTTAACCAGTCAAGAGCGTATCGCCATTGACCTTGAGACACGGGACCCGAACATCAAGACATTAGGGCCGGGCTGGTGTAGAGATGATGGCTACATCATTGGGGTAGCTATTGCGGCGGGAGATTTCCAAGGGTACTTTCCTATCCGGCATGAGAGCGGCGAGAACTTCTCACAGAAGAAAGTCTTTGCTTGGCTGAAGAAACAGATGGAGACACCTCATATTGAGAAGGTCATGCACAATGCGATGTATGACCTTGGCTGGTTGCGCTGGGCCGGGATCGAGGTTCAAGGTTCGATAGTCGATACCATGATAGCCGCTCCCCTGCTGAACGAGAACCGGATGTATTACAACCTAGACTCTTTGGCTCGTGAGTATCTGAGTGAGCGTAAGGATGAGAAGATTCTGAAAGCTGCGGCCTCTGCCTTTGGTGTGGATCCAAAGGGCGGGATGTGGCGGCTACCGTCTCACTTAGTCGGGGCATATGCAGAACAGGATGCCGCTGTGACCCTGAGACTTTGGGACAGGTTACGCGCTGACATGATTAAGGATGAATGCACTGGTATATTCCAGCTTGAGTCAAGCCTGATGCCTGTGCTTCTGGACATGAAGACGAATGGTGTGCGGGTTGACATAGATAAAGCAGAGCAGGCGCGGACAGAATTACTGCGCAGAGAAAAAGAATTAACGGAGGATGTGCGGAAAGACACGGGCGTAACTATCGAACCGTGGGTCGCTACATCTATAGCAAAGGCGTTTGATGCCGTCGGGCTGTCGTATGATAGGACAGAAAAAACTGGGGTTCCCGCCTTTACAAAACAGTTTCTTGCGAACCATGAGAATCCTCTGGCACAGAAGATTGTAAAGATTAGAGAGTTTAACAAGGCCAACACAACCTTTATCGAAACCATTCTTGAGCACTCTCATAAGGGGCGTATTCATTGTGACTTTAATCCTTTGCGTTCCGACGAGGGTGGCACTGTAACGGGTAGATTCTCTTCAAGTAACCCGAACCTACAGCAGATCCCGGCACGGGACCCTGAGATCAAAGCAATGATCCGAGGACTGTTCATACCAGAAGAGGGGTGCAAGTGGGGCTCATTCGACTATGCGTCACAAGAACCACGCTGGCTTGCTCACTATTGTTCTACATTAAAAGGCGTACACCGTCACCCTCAGATTGATGAAGTAGTTCAGATGTACCACGATGGCAATGCTGACTTTCACCAAATGGTTGCAGACATAGCAGGTATTTCTCGTAAGCAGGCTAAGACTGTTAACCTTGGTATCATGTACGGTATGGGCAGGGGTAAGCTGGCTGGCGTGATGGACATCACTGATGAAGAGGCAAAAGAACTTCTTGCTAAGTATCATGACCGGGTGCCGTTTGTTAAAGGTATGGCTGACATGACTATGCGTAGAGCAGAAGAGGTTGGGCATATCAGAACGTGGCTGGGACGGAAGTGTCGCTTCAATATGTGGCAACCTAAGTCATACGGCTACAGCAAGCCTATGCCGCTAGAGGCGGCGGCAAAAGAATATGGCGGTAAGGCGGCAATCAAACGTGCCTTTACATACAAAGCTTTGAACAGACTAATCCAAGGTTCAAGTGCCGACCAAACAAAGAAGGCGATGGTGGACTGCTATGCAGAGGGATTAACTCCAATGCTGACAGTGCATGACGAATTGTGCTTTAATATAGAAAGCAAGGAACAGGCCGAACGGGTAGCTGAAATCATGACCACCTGTGTACCAAACCTAAATATACCGTTCGAGGTAGACACAGCGCTGGTTGATAACTGGGGGGAAGTAGAGTGAAGTGCTGGCATTGTGAACACGAACTTATCTGGGGCGGCGACCATGATCAGGAAGACGATGATGGCAAACAGTTCATCGAATCTAATCTGTCCTGCCCTAACTGCGAAGCCTTCTACCTAGTCTACTTGCCCGTAGGAGGAGTGGAAGATGTTTGATGTATTTCTAACAGCCTGTCATTTAATAATTACAACTGAGTGTATGACTATAGAGAACACTAGAGGTCCTTACGAAAAGAGGATTGACTGTCTGGCTCGAATGAATGAGATGTCTGATGACGCAAGAGCCATGTTTACCAGAATGAAACTGCCATATGTGATAGTAAAACGCGAATGTCGTGGACCTCAAGCTGCATAGGTACGTCTACCCGCAACGAGCGGCCTGAGAATCGATGTTTTTATTTAAGTAAATCAGTCACTTGGAGAACAGGTCTCTCCTTGGCAACAGTCGTAAATTACCTGACCACAGGTGACACATTGCTCATGACCATGCACGAATATAGTTCTTAGCTCCTCACCACAGCGGTCACACCTCTTGCAGTGGCGTTTCACCTCAGTCTTCTCCATCTGCCAACGCCCTCATCCGTGATACCAAACGTCTTGCGCGGTTCGGGACCTGAGTATACCAACGGCTGTCAACCATCTGGTCTGCCGCCTCATTCCAGTCACGCGCATCAACACCAGCCTTCATGCCTTTGAACTTTGATAGGCGGGGCCGACCCATGTTAAACATCATGTTGGCAATAATTTTCTGACACTCGTCTGGTAAATCGGCAAAGTCAGAGTATAAGGTCATACAGTCATCAATCGTAACAGCCATATCTAGATTGAATACTTGCTGTACCCGCTCTTGCTCAATGACTGTGCCAACTTCTTTGCCGTACTCTTTGTCTTCTTTGGTAATGAGATGACCTATGCCGAATGTAGGTAGCCCCAGATGGTCCAAGTATATCTCGTACTTGCAACCCTCGTCTTCAGCAAGCTCCTGACGAAGCTCGTTTAGCACTGTTGATTTCATCATCTTAGTTGTTCCCAAATGTTTGCATGTTCTTCAAGGCAGAGAATGGGTCACCGCCCATAAGAGCAGGGTCTCGACTAACTTGAGGAGGGGATGCGGGAGCCGTCAGTGGGGCTGGTACGGCTCCCGCTTGCGCTGGCACTGATGGAGGGACAGTACCTGCAGCAACTGGTTGTGGTAGTTCTCTGGCTTCAGCCTGACTAATAAAAGCACTAGCATCCAGATTCAAAGACTGCCTGTCCGCTCCTAAAGGCTTGTCACCTTCAGCTAGCTTAGACGATAGTTGTTTATTGCTCAACTCTCTTTTTAATCCTCGAAGCTCTAGAAAAGGCACTCTATCCCCACCATAAAAACGAAGCTGTTGGCTGTTCACATCTTTAACCAAGTCCTGGCTAATGTTTAATGGAGTGAATACTCCTCGCATCAGGTTTTTATAGTCAGGTATTCTTTGAGTTTTTAGTTCAGTTTCAATGGCAGAACGCTTCATACCAAGAGCTTCCATCTTTGTAATGAGACGGTACATCTTGCTTTGCTCTCTGAATGCAGTCTCGTTTTGATCTTGGTAAGCTTCTAAAAGATCTGATGCAACAAGAGGAGCGACAGAGCCAACTCGCATAGCTCTGTTGAACTGACTCTGAGGCTGTCTTTCGTTTCTTAAATACTCAAGGCTTCTGTACATCAAAGACTGCTTGGGGTTCACTCTCTGCTCCGCAAAGCCAGTAAATAATCTAAACACTTCTTCACCAAGCTGCCGAGTGTTACCGCGAGGGTCAGTGCCAACCCCAAGAGCCGTCGCTAGACGAGAGTTCATCGGAAGGTCCCCACCAAGAAGAGAACTAAACTCTAGGTTCTGAGTCCGAGGATTGACTGCAGAGAGGTCTCCAACAGCCTCTCTTACTATACCGGGATTAGCGGCATCGGCTATGTGCCCCAAAGATTTTCCGATTTTAGTTCCGGTAGCGTCTGTTTCGTTCCAGATTCTTGCTCCTGTTTTGGTGGTCCCACCTCTTGCAAAAACATCCAGCAGCTTTTCTGTAAAGATTGATTCTTCAGCAAAAGGACTAAACATTTCAGACAGCATAGTCATACCAGCATTGGCAGCAATGCTGGTGGCATCTAAGCCAAGCTCATTACCTTTGTTGACCTCATTTAAAATCCCTTTGATAGGACGCTGTAGGTAGTCGTAAGGATTAAAGAAGCTGAAGTCTGTATAGCCTGAGATGTTGCCGTCATTATCAACGGAGGTTGGAACAAGGGTACTGTTCTGACTCCATGTAGGAACAACTTCTCTTAGCGCGTCGATAGCATCTCCACTTACACCTGTCATATACATAGCAAAATTTTGCAAAGCGGGGCCTGTGACTGATGCTGTTGTAGTGAAACCAAGAAGTCTTCTTCTTCCTATGTCTCTTAACTTACTTCCAAGAACAACTTCACCTGAGTCTATGAGACGGCGGCCCTCTTGAATCTCTTTAATAGATCTTTCGATAATGTTTGTTGAGGTGCGAACAATCTCAGCAGGGAAGGCTACGAAGTTACCAAGAGGCAGCGCTCTAATATCTTTAACAAACTGAGGAACTCGATCATAGTTTGGAACTGTGTCCTTCACAATGCTTGCGGCGTACTCATTTAAGTCTTTAAACTTAATCCCGTTAACCTCTTGCGACCTAGCAAATGCTTCAGCCATTTCTGTGTCACCGTCGAAAGCATTAAGTATTTTTGACCGTTCAAAATCAAAGCTATATATTTTCCATATATCATCACCGCCTTGATACAAATCACGAGCACCTTTATCCAAGCTGGATAAGAACTGACCGCCCTTGCCTCTTGCTTTCTTTTGAGCAAGGTTTACACCGAGAGCGTCGAACTCACTCTTAGTTGTTGTTTGCAACCCATCATCAATAATTCTATCTATCTCTCTAATCTGAGCCTGTGTCCCTATGATGCCGTTCTCTTGCAGCATTTGATAATACCGCTGTCTCTGAACCGGTCCTGCTTTTCTTAGGTTCTCAAGAACCAAGGACGTAGATTCAAAAACATTAGCGCCGCGTCCCCAGTTACCATTGGCAGCAGCGAATAAAGCGGCGGAGGATACGTTACGAATTTGAGTAACAGGGCTGAACACAGTGGCAGCTTTCTGTGCCCACCCTTTGCCTAGCATATATGTACTATAAACTTGTCTAATAACAGGAGCAGTTTCTTGCCAAGTGCTTCTGGTTAAATCTTTATACATTCCCGACTTAACATATGTCTGTCTCGAAACATCATCTGGTATCTTAGTTCCTGCTTCTGTGACTCCACCTTCTGCTGTTCTAGATTGAAGAACTCCTGTCCCGTCTTCATCTAATTCTACATACTTTGCTTTTTCTTCGGCAGATAGTCTCGCATATACATCTCCACCAACAATATCTGCGTCGTTCGCCAGCTTGCCTCCCTGCACTAACGCGGTGTCAGTTACTTTGGTTGAGTCTAGAAAAGAATAGAACCTTTCTTTAGCAACAAACTCTCCGAGGTCAGCCATAGTTGTGACAAAAGATTCAGCAGGGTTTTTTATTTCACCAAGTAATAGGCGCAGAGCGTCGTTGTCAACTCTCCGAGGACTAAGCAGGCTTGTTTTAAGCTTGTCTCTTATCACTCTGCCACTTGTTTTTTTATCGGGAGACTGAACACCAGTTTTGTCTCTGTATTTATTCACAAGCTTTGTAACAATCTCGTCAACAAACTGAGGGGCCGCACCTCCGTTGGTTGTTATGCCAAGCTCTTCTCCGTCTCCTAAAGGTCTAACCACTTTTTGATACAAGTCTTTAGTTGTATTGTAGTTTGCTGGGTCAGATAATAAATTAGCCGCAGCTTTTCTATTATTTATGTACTCTGTGGAAGGAGAGATACCTTTCTTTGGGTTTCCAAAATACGCATCGGGATCTTGAAAGACTCTATACTTCCTGCGCAAATAAGACCCAAGGTTAGACACGATCTCTTCTTGCATGTCTTCGCCAATTTCTTGGTTGAAATACTTTGATTTGATAACCTGCTTAGATAAGTCATCAATTTCTTTTCGCATTCTTTTAGCTACCCGCTGGATAGGGGCAGGCAGTCCGCGAAGCAGGTCATCCGGGTTCGTGGCATCAAACGCTCTGCCTTCTCTTTGTGCGGCACGGGCAAGGCTGTCTATATATCCTGGGTCCTTGGACAGGAAGCCGTAGATAGAGTTGAACACTTCTGTTCTTTCGAGATCGCTGGAGCCATTTAAGAAGCGGGTCATAACTGTACCTGTCTTAAAAGCTTTATCTATTTCAGTCTCAAGTCTTTGCATTGTGATGCCTGCTTTAGTGGCAACAGAATCAAGGTAGCCTTGCATACCGGAGCGCACTTCTGCTGCTTCCTGAGACATGTTACCACGGAATCTAAACCGAGCTTGAATCCCTTGAACAACATCTTTAACAGTGGAGTTAGGCCCCACCTTATTTGCAATGCTCGGCACAGGAAGGTCCCCTATGCTTTTGGCAAGGGCAGAGTCCCCTAATGTTTCCGCTGCTAACTTCAATGCTTTGGCTGTAGGTAGAACAGTTGCTTCTAAACCTGCTCCGGCAACTCCTGCAACAGGTTTACCCATGATACCTAATGCTTTGAAAAGATACGGCGCGGCTGCGGTTAGAGTCCCTGCCTCTGCACCAAGCTTTAATTTGTTTTCGAGAAGACGGATAGCTTCTTCCCTGCCCGACAAACCGACATTCTTATCTGTTAATGTAGGGCCACCTTCAACCCAGTCACCAATTGTTGTCGTGCCATCACTAGCTACGATAGCATCAGCGCCAAACGCCGCCGCACTTTGCTGGGCAAGAACTGTTGCTCTATTACCTCTACTTAGTTTCGTGGTCTTAGGGCCGCCGATAGAGGCTCTACCTTTGCGAACAGCTTCTGCATAACGACCTGCTCTTGTACCACGTTCCGCGAACCCAAGACCTGGGATCTTGGTTAGCCTAGAAGCGCTGAGTAATTTTGATCCTGATGTAACAGCTTTAGCCGCAAGGCCACCGGGCACAACGAACTGCACTGCAACTTCTGCTAACTCAGCAGGTAGGCCAACGGGGTCAAGGCCCAAGAAGTCCTGAAGCTTTTCGCTGTTGTCTTGTATTCTGTTTGCATAGTCAGTGTCGAAGATTAAGTCTGAAGGTAGTACAGCTAACTCACCAATCCCCTGACCAGCTTTGATAAGACCGGACCCTATACCTTCTGCAATCTCTTGATAAAAACCCTCGGACTCTGTTTCTGGGTCCACGGATCTTTCTGGAGTGATTCGAGTTCTAGCAGATTTGTTTCTACCCGACCTAGAGCTAGTCTCGGCAGGTTGATTAAGCATTGACCTGACTGCGTCTCTTGCTTGGTCATCATCCATGTCTTTAGGTACGCCGTAGCGTTTTCCGTTATAGACGTAAACTCTATTGCCCTCTAATAACTTTGCCATTAGTGGCCCCTACTTTTATGTTTGACGAGAAGGTACAGGTTCACCGCGCAAAACTGCTGCTATTTGTTCCGCATCAAGACCTGCTGCATTTCCCAGATACCTTATATCCGTTTCGCTAAGAACATCTGTGCCTGCAAATCTTTGTAAAGCCCCCAGAGCCTGCGTCGGGTCAGTAAATAACTGGGAAGTTGATGGGGCGGCTAAAATACCTGCAATTTGATCACTGAACCCAAGGTCTTTCATACCTTGATATGCAAGCATACTGACTTTGCCCTGATTTGGTTCAAAGACTACATCCTGTGCCTTCTTGGTAGCTTCAGTTAATGTTAGGTTAGGGTCACGGTCCATCATCTGTTTAGCCAAAGCGTTTATCTGCTTAATCTTTTCCGGCTGGTCTCCTTGAATCTCAAGTATCTTGAGATTAAGAGCTTGATTTGCAGCGTCTTGAGCTTTCTTGTCTGTGATACCCATTGTAAGGGCGAGAAGGTTGCGCTCGTAATCGCTTTTTTCCTCTTCTTTTTTACCAGCAAGGTAGTCCTCAAAGTTTTTAGGAGCCTGCCCTGCTAGTGCGGGAACAATGTCCTGCCCTGCGGCTCCCGCCGCAGCAACGTCAAGAAAATACTTTGTAAGATAATCTTTAGAAAGTCTTTTTGCTTTAGGAATAGGAGCGTACTTCTCCAGCATAGCTTTGTTTTCGTCTATAAACTGTGCTGCAGTTTTGTTTGTTTGAAGAGACTTTAAAATTTGCTCCATAGATTGAGTCTGAACTGCAGGAAGTGTTGTAGTTGTAGATGCAGTTGCAGAAACAGCGGGTGGTATGCGACCAGATTCTGCATCCGCAGTAGTCCGATAGCCGGGGTCTTTAGATGGAGAAGCCGACGAGGTGATGTTTTCTTCTACTGTGTCAGTGCTAACTCTTGGAGAATTGCGCCCGCCTGCAAGTATCATTAAGCTTTCTGCAGTCATTCCGTCATCAAGGACTGCCGGCTGTTGAGCCATGTCACTTATATTAATCCCGCCCAAGTTTCTACGCTGAACAGCTTGCACAAGTTCAGGACTGGAAGCCATTAGGCCAACAGCATCTTTACGAGTGTATTGTTTAGGAGCAAACATCTTGCGGCGAAGTACATCACCAACTTTAGGACCGTTCATAATATACCTCTGCTAGTTAAAGAACCCACCGGAAAGACCAGCACCTAGCAGGCCAATACCAGTAGTCATCATGTTAGGACTAGGAGCCTGCGATGTTTGCTGTTGCCCCATCAATTGAGGAACACCACGGAAGATGTCGGACATAAAGCCAACTTGCTGGAATGGAAGAGCCTGCCGCGCTAGTGAGTTGGCCCTGGCTATATCAAGACCTCTTTGCTCTTGCTGCTGCTGTAGGCTACCAATACCCATTAATGTATTAATGTCTTGAACACCCATGGCCTGTGAAGCTTGACCCAGTGCGCCTTGAAGCTGTGCTGCATTTTGCGCCGCCTGCTGTGCCTGACTAAACCCTGCCTGACGTAGCTGACCTGCAGAACGTGCCTGCTGTTCTAATGTTTTGCCTGCTAATCCTGCCTGCGCCACACCAAAGCGAGAACCACCGAAGGCACCAGACGCAACACCTTGACCACCCAACTGACCTTGAGCAATTTGTCCCTGCTCACCAATATCTGAAAGGGTCTGCTGTACAACTTGGTTTTCATAAGGGTTGAAGAACTGAGACACACCTTCAGGAGAAGCATACTGCTGCGCTCTTTCCATGTAAGGCTGATATCCGCCAATGCCTGACATGGCTGTTTCAATAGCGGCCTGCTGCCCTCCTGATAAACCTGCTAGCTTCTGTTCAGCAAATGGCTGGGGTGTTTTACCTAAAGCTTTTGCCTGTGCAAAAATATCCTTCAGGTATTGTTCCTGAAAGGGCGCTAGTCTTGCTACTTGTTCTACTGTTTGTGTTGCCATTATGCTGTCGCCTCTAGGTCTGCCATCATATCGTATATACGAGCCGCTCCGATATCTCTATCTCCGCCGCCTGCTCCTCTTACTGCTTTAGCTGTCAGGACAAACTCGCCATCTGACAATCTTGCAGGAACTGAATCTGATGTCCCTGTTCCTGGACCGTCTACTTCACCACCGCCAATATGTTCACCGCCTGCGGCGTAACCTCTGATAGGGTCGTACTCTCTACTCGCAGCCCTTGTTCTTTTTTCGTACTTCTGAAGGTCGAGTATTTCTTGGTTATACTTATCCATGTCAGCAGGGCTGTTTATATTATACTCTTTATTAGATGTTGGGCCAACTACTTTACCTCTAGCCTGTCCTTCGTAGCTGTCATCGTAGAAAGAACCGCTAGATGTTTCTTCTTCTGTACCAAGACCACCAGCAAGGGCCAAGGCCCCAGCGCCTAGTGCCCCGTACTTCAGCATATCAGAATCAAACAAAGATCCGAGGGCTGATTCCTTAACCATACTGGACATAGGAACTACGTCTGCATTACCTATACCGAAGTTCTTTGCCACTGAAAGACCTGTTTCTCCCGCCGCCTGTGTTGCGCGCCCCGGTAAGAATTGTGAGAAACCTGAAGCGGTGGACGGTGCTGGTCTAAACCCTGCCGCCTGCCCCATACTACCTACGCCGTAACCCATAGCAGCATTTACTAATGCATCATTGACTGACTTACCTGCGGCAAGGGACCCAAGCCCTGAACCAATAGCCGCTCCCGTTGGGCCACCTATTGCGAACCCAGCTACTCCGGCAACAGCCGGCAGAGCCTCTTTAAATTTTTTAAATAATCCCATTAGGTAACAACCTTTACAGTACCACTATCATTATACAGCGCCCCTGCCTCAAGTCCAGTCGCGGAAGTTGGCAGATTAGTTAGCGTAATTGTTGTGCCCCGAAGACCTCCGGGGTTTCTTTCCTGTGAAATAAACAACTCTAAAGAACGAAGTAAGTCAGCCATATATGACCTTGAATACTGGTCAGGAGCTTCCGGCAATCTTGGCGGGGCAATCTGATTACTTGACATTAGCGCCTCCCATCCTGACGAAGGTCTATGCGAGGGCTACCAAGTTTCCATTTTGAACCCAGCGCCTCAGATTCTACACGAAGTGCGAAAGAACGTCCACGAACTCTCAGAAATAGTTGGTCTGTATACTCTTCAACAGGGCTTTCTTGTGTTCTAATTGCATCTGATGAGGAAGTATTATTGAAGTTAGCGCCCGGAAAGTTACGAGCTTTCAAAGTAAATGTAGCCTGCGGAGAGCTAAGTGCTGTAGAACCAGTGAAAGTTAAGTCCGGTACAAGCCTTCTTATATAAGAGAAGTGGTCCCCGTCACCTATGTCCATTGAGGCAGACTCAATAAACGAGTTCATAGGAGCACCGTCATCATCATACCCAAGCTCATGGTTGTACAAATAACCACCGCCTGTTGCGAGAGGGAAGGTCCGAGTACCACGGTCCAACCACGCAGTTCTTGCAATCGAACCAAAAGTCCACACTTTTTCAAGGTAGTTGTATGTAACGTACTTGTTGTTTTCTTCAGAGTCAGCAGACGGGTAGAACCATGTTACTTCGCTAAACTCAGAGTTTACACCAGAAGCAACCTTTTGTATCTGAGATAGATTGAAGTCGCCAAACACCTTGTCCTTTACAGTACATGGTAGTTGTGAAGTCTGACCGGCGTAGACGAAGAATGAATCAATGCCCATCCAAAAAACAAAATCTTCAGAAGCAATCGCCGCGTTAGCGCTGGCAATAGTAATACCAGAAGCAAGCTGTTGAATACCAAAGGTGAATGGAGGGCCAATAAATCGCATGCTATGTAGTGCAGTATCTGTCCATACTAGTATCTCACGCTTTGTTTCCACAGCCTGTATGAAGGTAGACCCTGCACCAAGACGTAAATCACCCGCCGTGTTGGTTGCTAAAGGATACCACTGCAAAGGATCTTCTTGGTCAGCAAAACGGATTAGTAAAGGATCTTGCACACCAGTTCCATTTATATCATTGACCCCACCAATAGGATCAGCACCAAATGCAATCACATGTCTATCTTGGTCTGACACCAAAACCTGTTTTGCAATTGTAGGTATGCTTGTCTTTGTACCAGCTTTAGTATTAAGAGCTACGGCTCGTGAACTTGTACCAGTGGTTCTGTCCCAATAAAACAAACCCGCATTACGAGGATTGATAATTAAGTCTTCACCAAAGTTATCTTGTGAGTAGGTTCTAAGTTCTACTTCTGTAGTCAGGCCACCAGAAGCCGCTATGCCCCAACCGAAAAAGTCATTGTCAACTTCTTCGTTACCCACAGCTAATAATACAATAGAGCCACTGACATGCGCTTCCGCCACTGTTCCTGACTGAGCTCGTGTGCAACCTGTTAAAGTATTTGTTGATACACCGCCAACAAGGATAAGCTCTTGGTCAATAAGTATTGTGTCACCTGCTACTATGCCTGTGGCGCTGGTAACATCAATATCTGTTTCAGAGTTATCAATTGCCTCGGCAGCAGTAGTGCTAAGAGCAGCATTCGTGGTTCCGCCCCAAAGACCAGCGCCCCAGCCGACACCGCCAACTGTTGTATCTAATCCAACATTTAATTGATAATCTGCTATTGTTGGGTGGCTAAGAGAAGCTACAGTTATCGTGCAGTTATTAGCAGGGGTGGTTCCGCCTAAACTGGCTCCTGGAATAGTTATCGTGTCATTTATAGCATAACCAAGACCGATTAAAACAACCGAGTCTACGATGTATACCCCTGAACCGTTCCTTGTAATATCAAAACTTGCGCCACTACCACTACCGCTTGTGGCAGATTGAGTTACGTTGGAGTATGTCACAGATGTAAGCCCGGTTACAGTGAGGACAATATCATTAGCAGGGCTTGTGCCATTCAAGCTGGTCCCTGCAATAGTTACAGTGTCGTTAATAGCATAGCCACTACCAATTGTGGTAACAGCTACGGTATAGTTTCCTGACCCGTCAGCAATCACTGTGAACTTAGCCCCAGAACCACTGCCGCTTGTAGCGCTTTGGTCTACGTCATTGTATAACTCTGCCGTAGTATCCGCCGAACTTCCTGAAAGTCTTACAACTGTAAGAACAAGATCGTTAGCAGGACTTGACCCACCAATGCCACTACCTGCAATAGTCACTGTGTCTCCAACAGCATAGCCTGAACCTACTGTTGTAATTAAAACAGAGTAGCCACCTTCTCCATCTGTTCCCACAGTAAATGCAGCGCCCGACCCACTTCCGCTTGTAGCAGTTTGCGCCTCACCTGTGTGGGAAGCTTCTCCCGCCGAAGAACCCTGAAGACCAGTAATTGTAAGTGTTAGGTCATTTGTTTCCTTAACCCCACCAATGTTCTGTCCCTCAATAAGAATTGTATCTCCGACAGCGTAGCCTGATCCAAGCGATGTTGCTGTTACTGTGTAGTCACCAGAGCTTGCCACAACTGTAAACTCAGCGCTTGTACCAGTGCCGCTTGAGCTTGTTTGAACAACAGCAGTTGTAGTATCACTTCCTGTGGATGCTCCTGAAATGGTAAATGTACCAATACCTGTGCCGCTAGGATTCAGGAAGGACACAAGGCCAAGTCCAGTGCCTATCGCTGCTTTAGATGCAGTACCAATACCAGTTGAAGCCACCGCTGTGCCGGCAGAAGTAACTGTACCAACACCGTCGCCGCCTGCACCTGTGTCGCTGCTGTTGGCAGTGGCACTAACAGTTATCTGGTAAGAGTTTGAATCTACTACACCTGTTATCTGGTGTTCTTTATTAAGGAGCGGAGCGGTGATATTTCCGCCCAGTCCTTGAGCATTACTGAATGTTACAAAGTCCCCTTGATTAGAACCATTGTTTGCATCAGTAACGGTTATTATTGAGGAACCATTTGTTGCCGCAAAAGTTACCTCGCCTAAAGAAGTTGTAGACCGGATAGGAGTAATGTCGTTAAAAGACTGCCCCTCTTCAATATAGTATTTAAGATTAGTGCCGACTCCCAAATAGTTAGCGCCATCCAGCGCCACCCAGTTATGAAGAGAACGAGCAGAGCCAAGATATGTAGAGCTAGAATATTTCTCCCAGCCCCCAATCTTTTCAGGATACCCTAAACGGAATCTTACCTTGTCACAATCGCGCCACCCACCTTCATTAGTGTATGAGGTTAAGTCACGATTTATGCCCGGTCTAAACTGTAACTTAGTTAGCGGCATTTTTAGTAATACTCCTCGACTATAACAATGCCGGAACCGCCAGAACCACCTGTTCTCGCTGTGTCGAATCCTTCAGCATATGCTGGACCGCCACCAGCGCCAGTGTTTGCTACTCCATTTGTGCCGTTGCCTCTGCTTGCAGGACGGGACCTATTACCACCAAATATAGAAAACCCGCTAGTTCCAAGCCCACCTATAGTTCCTCTTATGTTAATCTTGCCACCTGACCCATTTCCGCCGTTAGCACTTGGCTCTATCACAGTCGCACTGCCGCCACCAGTGCCAGCACCGCCACTACCCCCTGACGCGCTACAGAAAGAACCAAATGATGAAGTCCCACCAGATGAGCCAGCAGTGCCAGGAAAATTGCCATTGCTGCCCACGCCGCCGCTTCCACCAGCACCTCTTGTAACAGTAACAGAAGAAGTGCCTGTCACATCAATATACTCAATCGCTGCACCGCCGCCACCGCCGCCCTGTGTAGTGTAGTTACCACCTGATGAATTAGCTCCGCCGGCACCGCCGCCGCCACCAACTACAGTTACTTTAACCGTTTTACAACCAGTCGGCCTGTTCCAGGTTCCAGAACTGGTAAATTTTTGTATTGTAGGAGGAGATGATATTGAACTGGTATTTGTATAACTAAAGCTACCGTCTCCATCGCTAGTAACTAACTGACCAGCGGTGCCGTCTCCAGAAATATTTATTGCCGCAGCACCAACTGAATTATCTGCTATTGCATCCGCACCAACAGCATCATCAGCAATCAAATCTGCAGTAATGGCATCGTCTGCTATGGATGCAGTTACAACAGCATCATCAGCAATAGCGGCGGTAACGACTGCATCATCAGCAATCTTGTCCGCAGTAACAGCATCATCAGCAATAGAGCTTGTGCCGATACTGCCAGCAGAAGCAATAGGTTTAATCTCTGCAACCGCTGCACCGGATCCTGCGCCGTTAGCATATATAATAGCTTGTGTTCCGTTTAATACTGTCACACTAGCGCCGGAGCCTTGAGTAAAGACAGCGCTTTGACCAGAGCCATTTGATACAAAGTAAAGCTTCTCTTGGTCGTTAGGACTAATAGTAATTGTGTTTGTACCAGATGGAGAACCTGCCAGTACAAGAACCTTATTCATGCCGTCAGTTACTGTTCCATCGGTTGTGGTTAGTGTGTGTGTTGTACCCGACAATGTAATTGTCACTACACCATTTAAAGCTGTGTCGATAATATCAAAGTTACGATTGGAGGTTGTCCCCCAAGTACCGGCTTGTTCGCCGGTTCCAATCTTTTCAATACCCGTATTTGATGTATATGTACTAGCCATTTAAACTACCTTCTCTGTCCACTGGTCTATTGTACCACCAGCATCTATTTGTGTCCATGTATCACCCGTGTGAACTATCTGTGTCCAAGACTCTGGGTCGGCTCCTGCATTAATAGGCTCCCATAACAATCCGCCAGCGGATGTTTGTGTGAAGTTAAACGACATACTGGCGGTGCCTAAGAAACGAAATCCACCAAGCGCTGACAAGGTGGAATCAGACAGCATGCTAGATACGGCAGATACAAGCAGGCCACCGTTTACTGTTTGCGTAAAGTCGCTTTTTACTTCAAAAAAAGAACTTCTTATTCTGGTCTCAGTCGTTGTCTGCGTGAAGTTAAAGTCTTGCGTGGATCCTGTTATCTGAACCCTTGTTCCTACAGAGTCTTGCGTGAAGTTCGCATCCTGAGTAGAGGTGCCAACAAAAATACCATTAGCCGCCGCTGTTTCAGTGAAGCTAGATACTTGAGTAGATACCCCTTCAAAAATCTCAGTGCCCACAGTTGTCTGCGTGAAGTTCGCATCCATAGTTTGTGAGGCAGACGCTATGCGAATTGACGTAGCTGTTTCAGTGAAGCTGGAGATAATATCTGTAGTACCTGCAAGGATGCCTACACCGATAGAAGCCTTACTTGATGTTCCTATCATCTCGGCTTCGCCAGAAGCTATGTAGGTAAGGTTAGACGACTGAGTAAAGCTTGCATCCATAGTCTGCTCGGCAGGAAGAACAATCCCCTGCGTGGCTATCGGCTGCTCAGATATGGACGAGACAGCAAACATTAGTCAGCATCCGCAATGGTTAGTTCGCCAGCGTTTACTTGACGCATGATTTCTGCGTAGTGTCTGTTGGCTGGGTCTAGGGGTATATGTAATTCATGCCCATCAACCGTTGCTTTGATTGTCAGCTTAATGCTATTTTCTGCAAAGTATTGTGCTGATGTAATATCCATTTTATAACTCCGCATCTACATATAAGATTGGGTCATCTGCCGAACCACCCTGTTTGTTCATATAACCAGCATGACCGACAGTAAGGTTGCCTGTGTCTTTCTGAAACTGCAATCTGGTGCTTTGATAAGGAAAATCAGTTTGTGTAGAAACATTAACCGTTCCATTACATTGCTGGTCCC